ACATCATCGCCATTAAGCGCTTCAAAGGAGAAGACACGATGGAGATTGTTGGCCGAGTTATCGACGCGATTGAAGAATACCAACCCACACTCGTTGTCCTCGACGAAGGCGGACTAGGTTACGGCATTCTTGATCGCTTGAAAGAGCAGCGCTATAAGGTGGTGCGTGGCGTTAACTTCGGATGGAAGTCCAAGACCCCGGCTATGTGGCAAAACAAGCGTGCAGAGTTGTGGGGCGAAATGAAAGCGTGGCTAAAAGACGCTGCGCTGCCGAACGACCGGCAACTAAAAGCCGACCTCACAGGTCCAAAGCAGAAGATCAATTCCTCTGGCGCTATCTTGCTGGAATCTAAAAAGGACATGAAGTCGCGCGGTCTTGCGTCGCCTGACGCTGCCGACGCTATTGCTGTTACGTTTGCGTATCCCGTGGCGCACCGCGAATACCGCGAACGAGCGCGCACCGTTACTGTTAGCCGCGATAGCGGCATGATCAACACTTGGATGGGTGCCTAATGGCTAGAAAGTCCGTCAGCCTCTCAGTTGGTAGAGGAGAAAAACAGCCCGTGTCAAGAGGGGCGGGATTGACCGCGAAAGGTCGTGCAAAATACAATCGTGCAACGGGGTCTAAATTAAAGGCTCCGGCGCCCAATCCGAAGACAAAAGCGGATGCAGGACGTAAAAAGTCGTTTTGCGCCCGTATGAAGGGTGTCGTTCGCAACGCCAAAGGGCCAGCAGAACGCGCCAAAGCGTCACTTAGACGATGGAAGTGCTGAAATGGCTGCAAAAAAGGGTTTATATGCGAACATTCATGCTAAACGCGCTCGAATCGCTGCGGGATCGGGCGAGAAGATGCGTAAACCGGGCGCTAGAGGCGCTCCTTCGGCTGCAGACTTCAGAAAGTCAGCCCTCACCGCCCGCAGACCGGCTAAAAGAGCCGGTAAAACCTCCAAAAAAGGCTAAAAAACATGTACGGAAAGAAAAACCCCGGTCCAATCGGCGTGTCTCCCGGCGCAACAGTCGGTGACATAATCCAAAACAGCCGGATGCAGAAACCCCGGATGCCTGCTCCGCGTGGACCTAAGCGCGTTAACGACGAGATGATCCGCACTACGGTCGATTTCCGACCGACTCCAATGCCTCGTGGGCGGATGCGTTAATGCCGCTTGTAAAATCTGCGTCTAAGGGCGCCTTTCGCAAGAACATCCGCGCCGAAGTAAAGGCAGGCAAGCCGGTAAAGCAAGCCGTTGCCATCGCGTATTCGGTCAAGCGCCGCGCTGCGGCTAAGGGTAAGAAGGGCAAGTAATGGCTAAAGACCCGACAGGGATGAAGGGCGCGGCTTACGTGGCTAATACGCCTGAAAGTCGTCGTGGGCGCGATAAGGCAGACATCCTAGCCCAAGCGCGCACCCGGATGCAGTTGTCCCTGACGGCTTATAGCGAGTCTCGGGACAGCGAACTGGACGATCTGCGCTTTATGGCGGGTAGCCCGGATAACCGCTGGCAGTGGCCGCAAGAAGTCTTAGCCACCCGTGGCGCAGTGCAGGGTCAGACGATTAACGCTCGTCCCTGCCTAACCATCAACAAACTGCCTCAGCACGTTCGGCAGGTCACTAACGACCAGCGCCAGAACCGTCCTGCGGGCAAAGTTATTCCGGTTGATGACAAGGCAGACGTTGAAGTTGCCGAGGTGTTTGACGGTATCGTCCGACACATCGAGTACATCTCGGATGCTGACGTTGCCTACGACACCGCCTGTGAGAATCAGGTTACGTACGGTGAAGGCTATATCCGCATCCTAACCGAGTATTGCGACCCGGATTCATTTGACCAAGACATCCGAATCGCTCGCGTTCGTAACTCGTTCTCGGTATATATGGACCCGCACATCCAAGACCCGTGCGGAGCCGATGCAGAATGGTGTTTCATAACCGAGGACATGCCCCGTGAGGAGTTTGAGCGTCATTTTCCTGACGCCGAACCCATCTCGTCGATCCAGAGCCGTGGTATTGGTGACGAGAATCTGGCGCAGTGGATTACCGACGATTCAGTACGGATTGCGGAATACTTCTACGCTTACTATGAAAAAGCGAAGTTAAACCTGTATCCGGGCGGTGCTACCGCCTACGCTGGCTCGCCTGAAGCCGCGCAGATGGAGGCGATGGGCCTCTCTCCAATTCGCACCCGTGACGTAGACATCCGCAAGATCAAGTGGATGAAGACAAACGGCTACGAAGTGCTGGAAGAGCAGGAGTGGCCGGGTAAGTGGATTCCGGTTGTTCGTGTTGTTGGTAACGAGTTTGAAGTTGAAGGCCGTATCTACATCAGCGGCCTTGTGCGTAACGCTAAAGACGCGCAGCGCATGTACAACTACTGGGTATCCCAAGAGGCGGAAATGCTCGCCTTGGCCCCCAAAGCGCCGTTTATCGGCTACGGTGGGCAGTTTGAGGGATACGAGCATCAGTGGAAGACCGCTAACACGCAAAACTGGCCGTATTTGGAGGTCAATCCTGACGTTACGGACGGCGCTGGCAACATGCTGCCGTTGCCCCAACGTGCCGCCCCACCCCTTGCACAAACGGGCCTTATTCAGGCTAAGATGGGCGCGTCGGACGACATTAAGTCTACGACGGGCTACTATGACTCTAGCCTTGGCGCCACGTCTAACGAGCGCTCGGGTCGGGCCATATTGGCGCGTGAACGTCAGGGCGATACGGGGTCATATCATTACGTAGATAACCTTGCCCGCGCTATCCGCTACGTTACGCGTCAACTCGTTGACTTGATTCCGAAGATTTACGATACCCAGCGTATCGCTCGCATCATCGGCATCGATGGGGAAACCTCGACGGTGCGTATCGACCCGATGCAACAAGAGCCTGTCCGTAAAATTATGGATCAGGCTGGTGTTGTTATTGAAAAAATCTACAACCCGTCCGTGGGTAAGTACGACGTAGCCGTTACGACCGGCCCGTCTTACATGACCAAGCGCCAAGAGGCGATGGACGCAATGTCGCAAATTCTGCAAGCCAACCCGAACCTTTGGGGCGTGGCAGGCGACCTGTTTGTCAAGAATATGGACTGGCCGGGAGCGCAGGAAATTGCCAAGCGTCTCTCTAAAACCATTGACCCGAAATTGCTTGCCGATCCTAACGAAGACCCAGCGTTGCAAGCCGCTAATCAGCAGATTGAGGCGATGGGCGCTGAGATGGATCAGATGTTCCAGATGCTCCGAAATGTCTCGCAGTCTATGGAAGCAACGGAACTGCGTATCAAGGAGCAGGAAGCGCAGATTAAGGCGTATGACGCCGAGACCAAGCGTATCAGCGCGGTTCAGGCGGGCATGTCCGAAGAGCAGATTCAAGACATCGTAATGGGCACGATTAGCGGGATGCTGTCCGCCAACGACCTTGTAGCCCCGGCCCCTAGAGAGGCTGAAATGCCGATGGAAATGCCCCCGCAAATGCCGATGGAGTTACCGCCGCAATGACCTGCGAAGTCTTTATCGGACGGCTATTTCTAGCGCGGGATGTGACCCATTCCACGCATCTAAATACCCGTAACTACGCCAAGCACAAAGCGCTACAGAAGTTTTACGAGGGCATTATTCCGCTCGCGGACGACTTTGCCGAAGCCTATCAGGGGCGGCACGGGCTGATCGGCCCGATTGCCCTAGCCTCTGCCCAGAAGTCAAACAACGTGCTTGACTTTTTGGAAAAGGAACTTAAGGAACTTGAGGAAATGCGGTATAAAGTCGTCAGTAAAGACGACACAACGCTGCAAAACCTGTTAGACGCCATTTTTGGCTTGTACTTATCTACGATTTACCGCCTAAAATTCTTGGCTTGAGGTAACGACATGGAACTTCTTAATCCACTTGCTGACGGTCTGTTTCCAGCCAAGACCGCTTCTTATACTGGTACGGCTGGCTCAACATCAACTTGGCCCGCTGGCCCGCAAGGCGTTGTCGTTTGGTGTACATCGGATGCTTACGTAGCGGTTGGCGAAAACGTTACTGCTACAAGCAATAGCACTCCGGTTCCGGCTAATACGCCAATTCCGTTTATTGTCCCGCAAGGCA